GCTAAACTTCATGACGCAGTCGTCACCATTCACCAGGATCGGCATGTCTCGGAGACGGCCTGAACCCCACTGACCCATTTCGAAAGAAAGTTTACAAATCGCCGCATTTACGATACAAAGAATTGGAAAGCTAAGGGGAGAACCCATCAGCTGTCCATTCCATTGATCAACGGTGACTTTCTTAACTTCTTCCTTCCAAGTTCCATTTATTTTAAACTTTTTGCCCGTTTTCTCAGTATACTCGATCTTATGTCCAACCAGGCTTTTTGAGGCCAAGCGACGATACTGAGGAGGGACACCCGTGATTTTACAAATATAATTCAGAGCCGAGCGGGAGAACCGCTGTCTTAGGTTATCGGTCGCAGCAGAGTAGTCCCCACTCAACCAGGCCCCCACCCCACGTTCAGAACGGGGAAGGAGGAAGTTGCTGAGAAGCTCCGCCGTAACCGGGGTACCTATAAGCTGAAACGTTGGATGATCTTTCAGCGTTCTCCACATAAACTTTTGAAGGCTCATACACAAAAAGTACTCAAGGGAGGGACCCGCCGTCACAGTACGAACCTTAAGAGGTTCCAAGATAAATGACGGTCGACAGGTGAAATTCCGGGCAGAGTTCAGGTAGAGATCTTCGATCGGGTTAACAAGCTCAAGACCTCGAGTAACAATCACCCCCACATGGGGATGGTAGTCCATCGAGTGCAGCTCAGTCCCTGATCGGAAAGAGACGTAGTCTCGGAGGAACCAAGCAGCTCCTCCGAACTTTCTCTTCATATCGTAATGTCCTGATATACTCGGAAACGGATCCGACTCCGTAAAGCGTCGGCCCCCAAAGACCTCTTCAACCACTTCTTCTATCGTTGCCTCAATCGAGAGGTCGGACACGAAGTCCGATGGCGGAGACTGGAGTCTCGGCCACATTTCGGGATAGAAAGTGGTGATTGGTCTCAAATCCTTTTTAGATGTTATCGCTTTTTTATGCTTCAATTGAGTCTGTTCAACAGCTGATTCGGACGGGGCTGGTGACCCTTTCTTCATATTCGCATAGGTGGATGCGACCATTAGAGCCTCACGTCTTTGACAACGAGAGCCACGGTCCATTCCCATGCGAGCATGGAATAGGTGTCCCTTTAGGAAGCGTCGGAGGGTCGAAACTCCCCAGCACAACCTAAAGGTTTCCAGGACGTAGTCCTGGAACCAGTCTTGTCCGGGGAAAGCCGGAAGTGCTTGACTCGAAATATATGAGAAGCAAGATGCGTAAAACCACTTCATGAACGACTCCACGGTCGTTATGCGGGAAATGGTTTCCCACAGGGAGACGGTGCGCCGAAGCACATCTTCCCCAAGCGGGCGCATATGGAATGCGTCCTGTAGAATACCCACAAAGTACTCCACGTGCAGTTTAAGAGAGTTTGACTCCCAAACCACTGCCGGACTTAACCGACCCTTGCGGGTCGAGGAGGTCTTATCCTTCCAGCTAGAGGCCAAACTACCATGTTTGTGCCTCACCGCGGAACGTTTAATCTGAATGCTCATGTCTTCGGATGTGTTGCTACAGATTGT